TCCTTCCTCGATGAGGTCTCCGGATGGCCAACGATATAAAAATTCTAATCCAGGCGGTCACCAAAGGCGAGCGGGAAACCCGGGCGTTTGCCGACATGATCGACTCCGGCTTCAAGCGGGGGAGGCTTGCCGCCGACGCCTTCAACGCGGCTACGGGCAACGGTCAGAAGATAGTGCGCAACCTCCAGGTCGGGGTAAAGGACCTGGTGGGGGCGTTCCTGGGCCTGGCCGCGGCCAAGGCCGCGTTCTCCGGCATGATCGATATCCTCAAGAAGGGTGAACAGGCCCAGTTCGCCGTGGCCTCGAGCGTTCAGGCCGCCAACCGCGAGTTCCAAAACACCGGGTCGATGCAGTTCTGGCAGAACGCGGTAAAGGACCTCTCGAAAGAGCTGGTGGTCTACTCGGAGAGCGCGCTCAAGGGGGCCGTCTCCCGCACCATCGATATGACCAAGCGGCTGGGGCTGTCCGCCGAGGAAATGCGCACCGTCATTGCCAGGACGGCGGATCTTAGCGCCGGGAAAACGGACCTTGAGGGCGGGATCGAGCGCGTTACCGCGGCCCTCCGCGGAGAGGCGGAGGCCTCCGAATACCTGGGGCTTACTCTCAACGAGAACTACGTCAAGGCCTGGCACGAGGCCCACAACGAGCATCAGAAGGCATGGAAGGACCTGTCGGACGTCGAGAAGGCCCAGGTGCGCTACCGGGTGTTTCTCGAGCAGACCGCGGCCACCCAGGGGCGCGCGGCCGAGAGCGCCAAAACGTTCCAGGGAGCTCTCATGCTGGTGGACAAATCCATCCAGGACGCGGTGAACAACAATAAGAGCCTGGCCGAAGCCATGTCCGAGGTGGCGCAGTTCATCCGCGAAAACGCCGACTCCATCGGAGATCTGGCATCGGACCTCATCACGCTGACCGCCAAGGTTGCCCAGTTCGCCCTGGAGTGGAAGGAGGTGTTCCTGGGGCTCGGGGCAATTTGGGGCGTAGCCAAAGCCGTGACGTTTCTCTCGACCGTGATTACCGGGCTTGGGGCGGCAATGGCAGTGCTGCGGGCCGCGAGCGGGGCAAAAGTCATGCTCGATATGGCGGCCGCCACCACGACGGCACGTCTGGCCGGTGTGGCACTCTCCACCTGGATGACGGGTTTTCTTGCCGTGGCCGCCGCCATGGCCGCTCAGCAGGTGTGGAGGCTTGTGGATGCCTACATGGAGATGAAGAAATGGGAGGATGCCGCCAAGGAAGCTTCCAAAACCCGCCTCGAGGTTGAAGATCGGGCGAACAAGAAGGCCCAGGAGCTCGGTCAACGGCTCGGGATCAACATCAACTCCCTTGCGGATTTCAATCGCCTGGTCAAGGAGGGAAAACTGGTCTGGGACGATCAGACCCAGTCATGGAAACGGGCCGAGACGGCGGCCGTGGCCCAGGCCAAGGCGGTCGAGCTCACCGAGGAAAAGCTCAAGGCTCTCAAGGAGACTCTCGATGATGTTGGAAACGCCTACCGGTCGGTAACCGACCAGACCGCTAAGTATTTCGATTTTGCCGAGGAGAAGTCTAAGGCACTGTCGACGGACGAGCGCAAGAACGTGCACGACTCCATCGAGATCCAGCGGCAGAAGGCGGAAACCCTGCTGAAGCTGGCCCGGGACGAGGCCGACCAAAAGATGGAAATCATCCGCCAGGCGGGCGGCACGGACAAGCAGCAGGCCGAGCTCGCTAAGAAGGTCGCCGAGGACCTCAAGAATTTCAGACTCAAGACTTTGGACGATTGGCTGGCAAAGCTCCAATCCTCCTATGTGCAGGCCCTCTCAGAGGAGAAGCGGTATGCCGAGGAGGTAAAGAGGCTAAAGGACGCTCGCAAGACGGCGGAGATGGAAACCGCCGATATGGTTCGGGAGCTCGCCCGGCGCACTATGAGCGAGGAGCAGGCCTATCTGGACAAGCGCAAACAGGCCATGGAGACGCTCGCCCAGGCCGAATCCATGCTCGCGAGGGCGAAGACCCCGGAGGCGCTGGAGAAGGCCGAGGACCTTGCCAAGAAGGCCCAGGATCAATTTGCGGCACTTGCCGGCGAGGTCAAGCAGGGTGACCAGGTGATCCGCACCGAGGCCCAGACGGTGAAAGAGGCCATCGCCGGGGTGCAGGAAGCGGGCAACGTGCTGGATAAGGCCCTCAAGGCGCAGATTACCGCCGCGGAGACGAGCCGCAAGAACTGGGGGGAGACGGCCAAGGAGATCGAGACCACACTGACGGCGACCAAGGCCAAGATCGATGAGATCAACAACACCCCGATCACTCCCACGGCAACCTTCCAGGTGGATTCCACCGCCGTGGACACCAAGCTGGCCGAGCTGGACGGCAAGGTGACGCATTCGACCCACATTATTCACGTGCAGGAAGTTCGGGAAAGCCAATCGGGGGGATTGATCGAGCGGCTCTCCGGGGGAGGATGGCCGCGCCGGTCCGGGAAGCTCCCCGGCTGGGGCGGTGGGGACCGGATCCGGGCGCTCCTCGAGGCCGGGGAATACGTGGTCCGGAAAGAGGCCGTGGCAAAGTACGGCGTGGCGCTCTTCCAGGCATTGAACAATATGCGTCTGAACCTCCTGGACTTTTTCCGGGTCCCGGCCCTGCCCGAGACGCCCCGGCTCGCCTACGCCGCCGGGGGCATGGCGTCTCCCGGGGCGGACTACGGAACCTTGACTTTGCGGGCCGGGGAGGTCGAGCTCCCCGTCATGGTTCCAGGGCCCGGAGGCCGGGAGATGGTGCGCGAGTTCGAACGCGAGCTCAGAAAGATGAGGCTTACCCGTGGCCGTTAAGTTTGCAATCTACTCGACCGAGAAAGCCGCAAGCCTGAACCCCTGGGCCTACGATCCGGCACCGACCGTGTTCATCGATCTCGGCGAGGACCCCATATGGGGCGAATACGACCCCTATGGAGGCGAGGTCTATCGAGGATCGCGCATCGTCACCCTGGGGGGATCGGTGGACCAGGACTTCGGCGAGTACCCGGCAAGCGCCCGTATCACTCTTACCGTTCGAGATTCCGCCCTGGCCTCGGGGGTTGAAACCAAGCTTAGAAACGCCTACGCCGCCGTGGATGCCGAGTACCGGTTTACCGATACGGTGAACTGCTGGAAGGTGCGGTTCGCAAAACCTCATGGGTTGAAGCTCTACCGGAACCTGTTCTGGAAGTCGGCGTCGAACCAGGATGTGTACAGCTACGAGCTTATCCTCAACGTGGTCTCGAAGGACATCTGATGCCCTACGGAATCAAGGTCGAATTCGACGGATCGGACATTACGGACAAGGTCTCCCGGCTCGAGATCACGGCCGCCCTCGACAGCTACGTCCGGGAGGCATCCGTTGAGATCGCGGACGAGGACCTCTTTGATTCCATCAACTTCGGCCGGATTCCAGACGCCCCGCAACTGGAAATCTACACCCGGGTCGAATCCTCTTGGGTGAGCCAGGGGAAATTCTACGTCGAACGCCCCACCCACCAGGTGGGCATCCACTCGACCACCACCGGGATCTGGGGGCGGTCCGAGACGGCCCGGCTGGGAGCTCCGTTTGCCCCCAAGGTCCGGAAGGTATGGGACCGGCAGACAAGCTTGTACCGGATATGCGAGGAGATGTGCGAGCTTGCGGGCCTGGCGTGGAGCTCGGCCTATTCCGATATTCCCGATTTCACGGTCTACGCCTACACCTTCGAGGCGGACGGGCTCTACCCCTGCGAGGTGATTTCGGAGCTTCTCGAGTTGGCCTACGGGGAGGATGCGTACCTCACAACCGACCGGTCCGGGCATGTGTGCCTGCGAAAGATCGACCGCACCCCCAGCGGCCCAACAGCAACTGTTACCGACCCGGTGACCGTGGGGATCACCGAAGAGCCCGAATGGCCGGAGTTCGGCAACCGGGTGCGGATCTCGGCGGCCGGGTCCGTCGGGGGCTACAACGTCGAGGTCGAAACTCCCATCCAGTGCCTGGCGGCCGACGGGGAAACCCGGGCCAAACTCTATGCCCGGGTGACCGACCAGGACGGGCTCCCCCTGGACGATGTGCCGGTGTCATGGACCGCCAAGGCGGGCCTGGTCACCCTCGACCGGGACGTCACAAATACCCGGACAATTCGGATTCCCCTCGAAGAGCAGCGGGCAACCTCGTTCACAACCGTTGATCTGGAGTACCCGCCGGAGAACATCGTCGGGATCTGGGCCTACAAGGACGTGACCCGGAGGCACAACCTGGCCGAGGCGGGCTACACCATCGACGGACGCACGGTGACCCTGACCGAGCGGCTCCGGTACTGCGACCAGCTCCTGCGGATCACCTACACGTGCCGTGGAGTGGCGGTCAATTGGGCCACCGCCAAAACGGCGGTGGGAAACGAGGAGATCACCGCCGAGCTCGCCGGGAACTCCGGGTCCATCGAGTTGTACCTTGGAAACCCGTGCCAGTGCCCTCCGTCCATCACTCTTCGGGCAAATCCCACCTCGATTGAGATCGGTTCCGCCGCCCGCCTGCTGACCTACGTCGAGATTGCCGGGGCTCCCGTTCGGGACGGCCGGATCGTCTACAACACCATCGATTCCACCCCAGCCCACGGGCACATCGAATGGACCCGCCGAGGCCTCGGCAATGTCGGGGTCGAAAACGAGGAGACCTCGGCCATAAACGAGGTGACCGGGGTCACCCAGTGCGAGCTCTCCATGCACCCGGCATCGGTCACCGGGGTGTGGCGGGCGGTGGAGGACAGCGAAGGCAACCTGGAGAAGGCGGGCGGGAATCTGTACGGATCCCACCAGGGAAAGCTCGTGAATCTCACCGGATCCCTCACCACGGGAACCGAGCTCTTAGCCGACTACACGGCCATTGGGGGCGCGGTGAACGTCTACGACGGAATGGCGGCGGGAACGGATCGGATCAAGGCGATCTTGGTCACCGCAAGCGAGGCCCGGGCGGAGGCGGATACAACCATCACCGTGACCGAGACCGGCGGAGGCGGGGGAGACGGCGGCGGAGGGGAGGACGACCCCCCGGACTGCTGTAATGACGGCCTGTGCGACGCCGAGGAAATCCCCTGCGATGAGAGCAACGTCCAGTGCACCGTGGATCAAGTGTACGCCATGAAAGCCGGAGTTGCCGGCTGCTGGACCCCGGAGGAAGCCGATAAGTGCGGGGACGGCAAAATCTACTGTTTTAAGCTCGGGGCCTTGGGATGCTTCCTCGTTGCCGAGTGCGACAAGCAGGCCAAGGTAGCGGATCGAATCCGGTGCAAGTCGAGTGGAACCGACGGATGCTGGCCCGCTACGGAGTGCGACTCCTGCACCGAGACCGGCGAGGACCCGGAAGACCCGGACCAGGTCAGCCGGGTCTATTGCTACAAGCAAGGGGTGTTCGGCTGCTACCCGGTCGAGGAATGCGATAAGGGCGTCGGAGGGGGCGGCCAGGTGCTGTGCCCTCCCGGGACCGTCTGCTGCGAGGATGCCGTAACCGGCAAGCGCGGCTGCTGGGAGCCCGCCAGGTGTAGGACAGACCCAAACGACGGCCGCCCGAGGTCGGACGATAAGTGGGACAATAAACCAGGCGGAGACTGCCACAAGGCGGACGGGACGGTCAAGAAATGCGGATCCGGGGAGGCCTGCTGCTCCAAGGGCGGAGTTCGGGACTGTTGGCCCTGGAAGGACTGCGACAAGTCTCCGGATTACTGCTACTCCACCGACTGCCGTCAGAACCCGTCTCCCAACTGCCTGCAGACCCGGTTCGCCCAGGGCATGGCCCTCGAAGGGGCGGACGGGTGTTCCTGCGAGGAGATGTGCCGAAAAGAGTTCGAAAAATACGGCACGACCCAGAACTACAACGAGGGAAGCTATGTGCCGGTGGTGGATCTTGTCAGGCAGCAGTATGGGACCCCGTTCGGCACCCCGGAATTCTGGGAGAAGTACGAGGAAATAAAAGAAGATGCCGTCAAGTCATGCAGGGACCAGTGCACCCCGTGCGAGCAGGCGGGCGCACTGGCTCTTTCCGGTTCCGATGCCGTCACATCCCCGGGAGGCTACCAGTACGGCGCATCCGGCGGGCTCGGTCCCTACCAGTGGGCGGTGGCCGGGACCGGCGCCGTTATCGACCAGACCGGGTATGTCACGCTGTCGGAGGAGGCCTGCGGGTCCTTTACCGTGACCGTCCAGGATCGCTGCGGGCAGGTCAAGTCCATGAGCGCCCGGGTGACCAACAACGGCGCCTGGGTATCCGTGACCGAGTGCGACGGGGTCCCGGCCTACACCCGGAATCCTCCGTGCCAGGGGACCCCGTTGACAGGCTCGTGCACGAAGGGCAAGTGCATGTATGAGTGGGGGTTTGGATGTGGAGATATTCCCGGGCCGGATCCATGCAATGCCAGGGGCGTTCCGGATTCCTACTGCAAGGCCGTAGGTTACGATGCGGCAACGTCGTGCGGCGTGACGGTCAAGGAATGGAAGTGCTCCGGAGGGTAAAAAATGAATCCGGTCGATGAACGACAGCTCGACTCGATCAACTCATACCTCGACGCTTAC